TTAGTGGATCTCGTACTTATCACAGAATGGCAGTAAATGTTGAAGATGCTGGTTTTGAGATTAGAGATCAGATTATGTGGGTGTATGGGAGTGGTTTTCCAAAGAGCCATAACTTAAAAGACCAATGGGAAGGTTGGGGTACTGCTCTTAAACCTGCTCACGAACCAATTGTTTTAGCTCGTAAACCATTCAAAGGTAAAGTTTCTGATAATTTACTGAAAAACGGTACTGGAGCTTTAAATATAGATGGTTGTAGAGTTGGTGATGATGAAATTTCTGTTCATAATGCTCCTAAAGGTACATTTGCTGGTGGAGAGGATGGAAGAGGATCAGATACTAATTCATATAAAACACACATAGGTAGATGGCCAGCTAATTTTATTCACGATGGATTAGAAGAAGAATGGTCTAAATATTTCTATTGTGCTAAAGCTAGTAAACAAGATCGAAATGAAGGCTGTGAAGATTTAGAAGAGAAAGAAGGAGTTGTTCATATAGTACAATCAGCAAATAGAAAAAATGCTGGTACTAATAAAACATTTCCAAGAGCAAATCATCATCCAACAGTAAAACCAACAGAACTTATGAGATACTTATGCAGATTAATTACACCTAAGGATGGTATTGTTCTTGATCCTTTTATGGGTAGTGGTAGTACAGGTAAAGCTGCAATACTTGAAGGTTTTTCTTTTATTGGTATTGAATTGTCAGAAGAATATTTAAAGATAGCCCAGAAAAGATGTCAAGAGACTATTAAATGAATGGTTTATTGGGAAGTCCAAATCTTAAGTATGGTTTCAACGTCAAATATGATCAGTTTGGTAATCGTGTTCATAATACACACGTTGACACTACTGAAATTATATTAGTTGATATTTTTGAAAAGTTATCAACAACTCTTTTTAAGAGTGAACAGCAACATTTTGAGATGGTGGAATTAGGAAGTAATCAAGCTTATTATAGTTTGATGTTTAAAGCTATGTGTAAATGGCATAACAAAACATCAAGAGTAATATGCGTAGAACCTAATGATCGTCATATGATTAGAGGCAAAGAAACTTTCCATTTAAACAATCTTAGTGCGTCATTTCTTGATTATATAGTAGGTGATTATGAGCTTATTAAAAAAGACCTTGATGCGAGCTCTCTTCCTGGTGGTAGTGAATTCTTATTAGTTACAAAAAAAAGAATACTATCTTTATCACAACTCTTGGAAGAACAAAGCATAACAGAGCTTGATGTATTGCATATGGATGTTGATCATAGTGAACGAGCAGTATTAGCATCAAGTGAACATTTATTTAAAAATAAAAAAATCAAGACAATATTTATCAGTACTCATAGAGAAGATTTGCACAGTTATTGTCTGGAATTTTTAAAAGAATGTGGATATAAATTAGAGCTACAAATAACTAAAATGATTGTTGGTTATGATAGCTTGCTTGTGTTCAGCGTTTAAAACAAAGAATATGGATATAACCTTATTTGACTGATACTTTTAAAAACAATAGAATATCGTAAAATAAGTTTAGTTGAAGCTTATTTATTAGGAAAAAATCTATGTTTAATCTGAAAGCAAGTGTAGAAGATTTGAAATTAGGAGATTATGTCCAGTGGAATGCATCTGGAGGTAAAGCTCAAGGTAAGATTGTAGATATTAAAAAAGATGGAGAAGCTGGTAGTAGCATCTCTGAATATACTCTTACTGGAACTGAGAAAGATCCTGTTTATGTTATTAAGCTTGTTCAAAGAGATTCTGATGGTAATGATATTCTTACAGATCAAACAGTAGTACATAGAGCTGATGCATTAAATGTAATTCCTGATCCTATAAAGAGTGTAAAGATATTCCAAGGTTCTGAACTTAAAGCTACTGGAAAAGGAATGGTCAAAGGTTATTTAGTAAGATTTGGTTCTTCTAATGACACTGATCTTGAGAGAGATTATTTTACTAAAGATACAGACTTTGGTATGGAGTTCTTTGATGGTTCCTCTCATAAGTTAGGTCTTTATTACAATCACGGTATGGATCCGGTAGTAAAAACTAAGAAGATTGGTTATGGCACTATCAAAATGACTGATAATGGTCTTTGGTATGAGGCTCAATTAGATTTAGCTGATGAATATGCAAAGATGATTTATGATCTTGCTCAAAAAGGCAAATTAGGATTCTCTTCTGGAGCTGCAAGTCATATGGTTGATAGAGAAAAAGTTGGCAAATCATATGAGATTAAAAGATGGAATTTAGCTGAAGCATCCTTAACACCACAACCAGCGGAGAGTAGAAATATGGCATCAGTAAAAAGATATTTTGATGAGATGGGTAGATTTATTCCTTATAGCAGAGAAGAGTTATCCGGTATGGAAGATAAAGAATATGATGCTTATATGAATATGATGTTTGACAAAATGAATACCACTAAAGGTGATGATGGGGATGAATACGACGATATTGATAGTATGGTCGAAGGTTCTATATCTGTTGGTTCTAATCCTCTTATGATTGCTGAAACAGTATTTGAGGATTCCAATCTTGATGTTTTCAAGTATGGTATGAAGTGTTTGTTAATGAAACTTAAATATGCTATGGTAAGTGTATTAGAATATGGAACTGTTGAAGATGCAGATGCTATTCTTACAAAATTCCATATGTTAGCATTAGATTTGTTTAACAAAATGAAAGCTGATGATATGTCTGCTGCAATGGTAGATGAGTCTGTAATGATGATGGATGAAGCTATGAAGAATATTGAGCTTTCATCTGTTAAAGAAGTGGAGAAAATCCTGCGAGATGTAGGAAATATTTCACGAAGTCAATCTAAAAGATTGGCAAATCTGGTTTGGAATGTTCAGCGTGATGTTGAACCATCTCAAGAACCACAAATAAAAACAATTGATGATAAAGCTGAACTGAGAAAAAGCTTACTCGAAAAAGCTAAATCATTCCATATCTAAAGTACACAGATATAGAGGAAAAAGAAATGAATCTTGAAGAAATCCAAGCCAAGATTAGTGAAAATGCTATCAAGGCTACTGAAATCTTAGAGCAGGAAGAGGGAGACCTCGTTGCTGCTAAATATTTATTAGATGAGAATGAAGAGCTTGATAAAAAAGCTACTATGATCAAGGCTCTTAATGAATTTAAACCATCTACAGTTGTAGATGCTGAGGTAAAAAAAGTGAGTGATATTATTATTCCAGGATCTTCATCCTACAAAAACGTGAAGTCTTTCTCTCCTGAAACAAGAGCTGACAAAGAAAAGATGGGTTATGCTTTTGGTCAGTTGGCTAAAATGGTTGGTCGTAATGACAAGAAAGCTCATTCTTGGTTAGTTGAAAATGGCTATTACACTAAAGGTCAGAATGAAACTACTGATGCAGACGGTGGATATTTAGTTCCACAGATTCTTGCTCGTGAAGTTATCTTCCTTCGTGATAAATTTGGTGTTATGAGACAAAATGCTCGTGTTATGGGTATGAGTTCTGATAACTTAAATGTACCTAAGAACAGTGCATCAACCACTGCTTACTGGCCAGCTGAAAACACCAACATTACTGCAAGTCAAATTACATTCTCTAATGTTCAAGTTCTTGCTAAAAAGCTTGCTATTCTTACACAAGTTTCATCTGAACTTAATGAGGACAGCATTGTTGATGTTGGAGCAGCTCTTGCAGAAGATATGGCATATGTAATGGCATATAATGAAGACCTTGCTACCTTCTTAGGTGATGGTACTTCAACTTATGGTGGTATTACTGGTGTTGTTCCACAGATTGCAGGTGTTAACGGTGGTGCTAACGCAGGTTGGATTTACACTGGTGCAGATGTAACTGGAGGCTGGAATGCTACTACTCTTGCTGACCTAAGAAAATTAACTTCTGCTATTCCTGAGTATGCAGATCGTCCAGGTCAGTGTGCGTTCTATATGAACCGTGCATTCTTCCAACAGGTTGTTTGTAATGACCTTGATGCTCTTAGTGGTAACGGTTTCTTTGATCTTACCGCAGCTCCAGGACCAAACCCAACACTCTTTGGTTATCCTGTCATCTATACTCAGGTATTGAGCCAAGATCCAACTCCTGCTGCTGACACTGCTCTTGCATTGTTTGGTAATATGAGTACTGGTGCTATTATGGGTTCAAGACGTGATCTTAGAATTCAAGTATCTGATCAAGCTGGCTTCATCTCTGACTCATTGTTCTTTAGAGCAACTGAAAGATTTGGCTTCAAGTATCATGATCTTCCAACAGCATCTGTTTGTGGATCTATTGCAGTTCTTGTTGCTAACAACTAATCCTGGGGAGGATTATAAAAAAGGGAGGGGAGAAATCCTCTCCTTTTTTTTATTTATGTATATATCGTAAAATAATATTAGAACTAAACAGGAATAAAGAAATGCCACTAACAAGATTACAAGCTATAAAAGAACTATCAGATTTGTGTCAAGCGACATTATTTCCAGAATTAGAAACAAATCAATTAGCTAGACTTATAGATCAGCACGTTAGATTTAACACTTGGACAGCAAATTACGCTTATAAAGTAGGAGATATAGTTGTTCCAACAACTCCTAATGGAAGAATGTATCTTTGTATTATTGCAGGAACAAGTGGTGCAACTGAGCCTTCTTTTCCTCAAATTGGATATGCTGTTGGTCAATCGATTAGTGATGGTCCTATTCCACAAAATTCATTTGCATTAAACTGGCAAGATGCTGGTTATGTACAGGTAGAGAAATATGATGTTAGAGCTGCAACAAAACAAGCTTGGTTATTAAAAGCTAGTATTGCTGCTAACCTTGCTAATACAGATGATGGAAAGATGAAAATAGATTTGCATACTATTCAAGAGAACTGTATACAAATGGCTGGGAAATTTAGGAGCTTTGCGATTTTATAATGGGTGTACCTAAATCATTATTAGACAGACTAAGAGTAGTAAATGCATCTTATTTCTTAACTGACAGAGTAAAACTATACAGAATAGAAACTTTTACAGATGAGTTTGGTGGCACTTATTCAGACTCTGTTTTAATTGGAGAATTTCCTTCACGTTTCGTCCATGAAAAATATAGAGAACAGTTAATTGGTGGTGGAATACAAGCAAGAGATGAATATGAGTTTGTATTTAATTTTAATACACCTGTAGAGTTTCAGGATAAGATTAGAATTGTAGGAGACACACATCCTAACCGCTATTTTTTAGTTACAAGTGTAGATGACACTACCTCAGAAGGTATTTTCAACACTGCAAAATGTACTGAGAGTTATAATTAGAAATGAGGAATAAATAATGCCAGCATATCCATCAGCGTACGTAGAATATGACTTTCAAAATCCATCTACATATAGTGGTAGTGGTAATACTATTTATGATTTACAAAGCAATGTTAATTTAGATAAAATTAGTGGTACTTGGGTATCTGGCACTCCTAATTATTGGGATTTGAATAGTACTACAGAATTAAGAAATACTAATCCAGGTGCTGGTTTTGCATCATCTGTATTTACTGTAAACTGCTGGTATTTTTATGATACTCCTATGGATTCATATAGTAGTGTTTGGGGAATAGGATTAGATGGTAGTGGAACAATGCCAGTTTTATCAGTCCCTCAAGTTGGAAACAGTAATATCCAATGGTCTTTTGGTCAAGGATTAATTGATGCTGGAGTTGTATCTGGATGGAATCTTTTTACTTTCTGGTGTAATGGCACAGATACAAAATTATATTTGAATGGTTCTTTTGTTAATACTGCAAATTATGTTGGATCAATTGCTTCACCATATACTATTAGATTAGGTTGTGCTAGTAATGCTTCTAATGCTTTTTATCAACCTGCTGAAGGAAGATTAGGTGCTTGGGCTTATTATAATAGTGCGTTAACTGCTGGAAATATTACAGATATTTATAATGACCAATCATCTCAATATATTGCACCTCCTCCATATGTTGGCATTGTAGGTGGAAGACAATTTGCACAAGGTTTTAACGGATAATAAATATAGCAACTTCACGGAGATAAAAAATGTTTTACGTCTTACAAAATGAATCTACAGCAGCAAGGAGAAGAGTTCCAATTCTTCTTACTGATGCTGCAACAGGGACTACTGCTCAAACTGGAGTTGCTACGACTAATATTTATGTTTATATAAATATGAATGGTGGAGCATTTATTGGTGGTACTGGCAATAAAGGTGAAGCAGGATTTGGCCAATATTATTACGAATTTCAAGCTAATGAAGTTGCAACATTAGGTCTTTCAGGTATTCATATTACTGCAGCAGGATGCCGTGATTATGATGCTATTACTCAAATTGCTGCCTTTAATATGTATGGTGCTGCAGGTAGTGGGATATCAGCTGGCGATGTATGGTCTTATGATATTTCTGGAATTTCAACTGCTGGTACTGCTGGTTCTCAATTAAATCTTTCAGCTACTGGTGGTGCTGGTATCTCTGCTTATGATGTATGGAATTTTACTAACAGCTATACTGGTAATGCTACTGAACTTGACCTTACAAATGCTGCTCAATCAGCGGCAAGTGCTGATAATAATGCAAATCTTGCAGCTACACAAACTGCAAATATAGCATTTACAGTTTGGGGAGAAGATATAGGTACTGGAGGATTATCTCCATTTGGTGCTGGTACTGCTGGAACAATCCTATACACATTAGGACAAGCTGGCGTAGCTCTTACTGCTGGAGACGTTTGGGATTATGCTGGTGGAAGAACAATTACTGGTGGTATTGCTGACACTGTAACTCTTGTTACCTCTCCTGTAGACGTTAGTTATCCTTCTATGGCTGGTCTTGCAAATACAATTTGGTCAACAGATGTATCTGGATTTACAAGTCCTTCTGCTGGTTATGATCTTACTCAAGCTGCAGTAGGATCAGGGATCTCTGCTTACGATGTCTGGGACTTTAGCATTACTGGATTTGGTGGAACAAACTCTGCAGCTGTTTATGTAACTGACACAAACTTTGTTGCTGGTAATATTCAAACTTATGTTTCAACTCAAACTCCTCAAGATGTTTGGACATATGCAGGAATTGAAGGCAGAACAATTACTGGTGGTTTAGCAGATACTGTTACTACCTTGACAAATCCTGCTAACATTACTACTAGTTCAATGAGTGGTGTTGCTAATACAGTATGGTCAACACTTACTGCTCCTTACACAACACACGCAACATTTGGACATCAAGTATTACGTTCTGATAATGCTGCAACAATTGGTGAAGTTACATTACATCAATCTGGTG